TAGCAGCCATGAACTCATTGGCACCACCAGCAAACGCCACACCAAAGAATGTGTAAGTATCAATGATGGTTGACACAATCGAACTCAACAACGGAGCAATGTACCACTGGGTATAGCGTTCACGAAAGTACTGGAACACATACACATCCAACATTGTGGCAATAAAGTATGCACAACCTGATCCCAGACCAATGCGAACTGCAACTGAATCAGGTGCACCACTTAGGGATACCACAGCCATGCTGACCAGGATAGCAGGAATAAATGCCAGGGCAATTACTGCCCGACCCATCTCTTTGCCCAGCATACGAACAGTCAAATCCGTTGCCACTACCACCAAGGGGAATGTAAACGCTGCCCAGGCCAGAGGATGGCCGAATACGTTGAATGTGAACTGAACAACATAATTGCTAAAAGCAATGATAAAAATATGGAAGGCCATAATTTTATATGCCAACTGGCGATCTAAATTTCCAAATAATTTGTCTAACATAGTTTTTCCTTTAAAATAAGTCTTCATTGTCTTCACGACGGCCTTGACGCCCCGCCATGTTTGAATCGGTTTCACGTACCTCTACTCTGGTACACCAAACACGAGCCGCCTCTTCAGTGCCACAGTTGGGCAAGAAAATACCGTTTACATACTTGTACAAGAAGTCAGCAATGCCTTCGCAACCAGTGCGTTCTACTTCTGTGATCTTGGCCAATTTGAGTCGACCCAGTTCCAGCAAGTGTTCACGCATGGGATCATCTTGTGCCACTAGCAAGGTGTGGTCAAACCAATCTTCAAGGCTGGCCTTGAGTGGCTTTAGGCCGCCAAAGTCTGTGCACCAGTTTCTAGCATCAAGTGTATCACACTCAAATTCAAAGTGAAAACTCATAGCATAACCATGAATTAGATTGCAGTGACTTTGGGCACGCCACTGACGATAAGCAACAGGTCCAATTTGCTTGTATGTTTTTGTTGAAAAATATTTCTTTGCCATGATTTCTCCTATGTGTATTATAGCATAGGCGGCGGAGTTTGTATACCGGGTCGACACCTAAAGTCCGGTCCTGGGTCTGCTACTCATAGCTAAATCCAGGAGTGTTATTTTTGATTCGTGTTCTTAATGTTTCTCGAGACATACCTAATGCGTCGGCAGCATCCTTTTGGCATCCAAATTGCCCAATTGGCGTATTTACTTTTTTAGCTCTTGGACTATTTGATCCCTTAGGTTTGTTTGATTGTATTCTTTTAAGTAATTCAATGGTTTCCGGCTTATGTTTTTTGCCGTAGAACGAATTTAGTTCTTTAGTCTTCCCCCAGTTTGGATTCTTCTCTTTCTTCATCCCCGGGCTACCAGGAGCTTTACCATCTCTGCCGTTCTCTGGTCTTAAATTAGCCCAATCCGTTGATTCTACAATATTATTCTTCTGTGAAAAATCTAAAGCAAATTGTTCGCACAACTCAATTGTATCAAATTCCCACACATTTATGGTAGATATATCTTTTCCGTATACCTTAAGATGTCTTTGCCAATATTTGCCAGATCCTCGATAAATGTAAGGGTCTTTTGTTGCAGTCATACCAAAGTATTTTAGCCCAGTAATCTTGTGCTGTTTGATGTATAGATAAAATTTATTTCTCATACTTTATTTATACTAATTAGCGGGATGAATGCCAGAAAGGCCGCTGTTAGATCAGTACTTATGATGGCAATTGATAGCCACCGGAATGATAGTTGGCTTGACCATGGACCACTGCCCGCACTCCGCCCACAGGATCAGCACAGTCACCGACCCGACGCGGGATCAAATGCACATGCGGATACATCACTGTTTGTCCAGCAGCAGTGCCAGAATTCATGCCTATGTTGAATGCATCACACTCGCCGGCTCTGAACATTCGATTACCTTCAAATATAGCAGCTTCAAAACAATCTCGAATCACTGCCACGGTATTGAATCTGGGCACAAACAACAAGTGACCTCGAGTGACTGGAAACAGATCACGAAACACAGCCACATGAAAGTCACTTAGGTCTTCAACTGCCTGTGTCCAGGGTGCAGAACCCATTCGAACAGCATGTTCTAGTGTGTCATACTGTGTCATGCAACCTCCACCACATGATATCGACTGTGGGGATAGTTGGCATGTAGCCACTCAATCATGCCTGGCTCCCAGGGCAAAAACACAGTGCGGGCCTGGTTGGAAATGTATTGTTTCATCGCGGTGCAAACTCCTGTTGCAGTTTGATATTGTCAAAGAACTCTTTCTTTGTGCCTTCGTCATCTTTGAATGCACCTTTCAACACTGTGGTCTGTGTCAAACTAGAGTGAGCCATGATGCCGCGATTTTCACAGCAGCCATGTGTGGCCTGTATATAAACTGCTACATCTGGTGTGTTGGTAGCCACTTGAATCTCTCTGGCAATGTCCATGCACAGTTCTTCTTGTAGTGTTCCTCTGCGAGCACACCATTGTGCAATGCGTGTATATTTGCTGAGGCCAATCAACTTTGGTCCTGCAATAATACCAATATATGCTACACCGGATACAGGTTGGTGATGATGGCTGCACATGCTTTTGAGTTCACTACGCACCACCAACATGCCTTGATATTTTTCGCCGCTGTCGTTGGGAAATGCTGTGGCATTGGGACTTGGTTCATATCGTCCTGCCATGATTTCATTGAAATACATTTTGGCCAATCGCTTGGCAGTGCCTTTTGAGTTGGGATCGTTTGATCGATCAATTAGTAGACTGTCTAGCACACCTTCGAATGCCACAGTTGCTTCGTTGATTAGTGTGTCTTTTTCAACATCACTAATGTATTCACTGATGTTGTCTCCTGCCCAAAAACGTTTATTGTCGTGGTTGAGTCTATCGCGGATAACCTGGCTAAGAGGTCTACCGTCTTCTTCTTTATAATGTAGCTGTGTCAATTTTATTTCTCCGATGATAGCGCAGTGGATTGCGTTTGTTAAGTATACACTATTTAGGTCGTAGTGTCAAGATGTAATAGAGATTTCTCTGCAATCAGGATAAACTACCAGGGGCATTTCAGGCGGCGTCTGCTCAAACCCTTGTAGTACAGCTAAAGCCTGCACAGCTTCTTCTATGGTGGGTTTGTAGTGGTAACCAACTCGAAATGTTCGTTGAGCAGGCCAGGGTGCGATAGAGAGATCACGACCGTCGTAGCGTTGTTGAATCATGGTCTGATATGCATCACGATCATCCAGCAAGATAGCACCACCACGCCCCACGTTCAAGGGTTTGCCGTGTCCAAAACTCACACACTGCATCTGTCCTGGACGATACATGTTGCGTTCCATGTGCCTGGCACTGTCCCAGATCCTGGTGTTGTGAAACTGATACTCAGTGGTCCAACGCTGCCATGCATGATCCAGGTAAGAGTATTCAATGCCTAACTTATGCATCAGCATGGGAATACTCAGATAGGTATAGGGTGTGAACGTGACTGACGGTGGTTGATCATGTCTCAAGCACAGTTCAATAGCATGTGTGCAGCAATCAGTCATGATCACATACGGAGCACCAGTGTATTCAGCCAGTGCATGTTCAAAATCAAGTATCTTGCGGAACATGTTATCGATTATACCATGCCCATGCATGCGATATCATATCACGTAGATCATGCCTGCGCCATGCACCACCAGAGATCTCATCAATCTTGGCTGCACTAGCAGTCAGTACAGGAGGATCGCCTGGCCTAGCAGCACCAATGGTCATGACCACAGCATGTCCAGTGACTTGTTGTGCTTGTGTGATAATTTCTTGATTGCTAACACCTGTGCTGGTGCCTAGATTGTACACACCTGGTTCCACTTGAGGGTCCAGAGCCAGTCTGTGCGCCCGTGCAATGTCTTCCACATGCACATAGTCCCGAACGCAGGTGCCATCTGGTGTGGCATAGTCAATGCCATTGAGTGTGAACTCTTGCCCCTGCATGATACTTTCTAGCACTCGAGCAATGATGTGTGTGGCTCCGGGTTCTTGTCCGTGACGTCCCTGACTGTCTGCACCGCAGGCATTAAAGTAACGAAATGCCACATAGTCCAGTCCATACGCACGATGATAACTCGCCAAGATCTGCTCTACCATCAGCTTGCTTTCACCATAGGGACTGATGGGTTCTTTGGGATCAACTTCGTGACACGGAGTCATAACAGGTTCACCATACACTGCTGCACTTGAACTAAAGATAAATCTGGCTCGGGGTATAGCAGCCATAACAATGTTCAACAGATTAAGAGTCTTGACCACATTGTTGTGGTAGTATTCAGACGGGCGCAGAATACTGGGACCAACCAAGCTGGTGCCTGCACAGTGTATGACGGCTGTGGGTTGTACAGAAATCAATTTACGATAAGATTCATCGCTGTCAAAGTCTGCTTGCACAAAGTCCATGACATCTTGAAGATGATGCGGCAGAGGTCTGCGATCAATGCCAACCACTGTGTGTCCTGCGTCTTTCAACAGCAGTGCAATTTCGCCGCCAATGTAACCTGCGGCACCTGTAACTACAATGGTGCTCATGATTGAGCCTGTTGTAGTCGATATTTGGCTGTGGCAGCATGATCGCGATATCGATTGCCATCTCTGGCCCAGATGTCGCCTTTGCCTTCGATGATATCAATCACACGATCCACTGTGCCATCTGTCCAGTCACTGATCCGGCCCATGTTCTTGTGTGGCACTAACAATAACTTTTCCAGTTTGTTTAGAGCATCTTCTATGCTCCAGGGCACATACAGTCTTTCGTGATCGTTGGCAAACGTTTCAGGAAAACTTCTATACGCAGGATACAGCACATTGGCACCCAGTGCGTCTGCTTCACTCACTGTGTTTGATACCCAGTCTTGCAACGCACAGTTGAACACCACACGGCTGTCATTGACAATGTTGTAGTATTCATTCTTGCCTAGGTCTTGGTGAATAGTTAGTTTGCCTGCGGCTTCTAGTTCATGGGTTCTGGCCATGTAGGAGTCATTGTTGGACTTTAACACACCGCCTGAGCAGATGCAAAACTCCACAGCAGTCAAGGGATGACGGCGATGATATGCTTCAATTAGATCCATGTAGAAATCCGGTTGCTTCTCCTGATCCCATCTTGCAGAAAATACCACACGATGACGGCGTTGGGCAAACGGAAGAATACCGGCTGCTCCGCCCACACGTTCTTGTACTTCTTCTTTGCCAAACGCCAGACCTGAGATGTTGTAGATAGGAGCCGTCCAGCCTGCAACACGCATGTGGGCAACCATCTCTTCGTTGGTGGCAAGTACTCCGGTTACAAACTCATTAACCATTTGCTCATAAAGTCCCATCCATTTAGCCATACCCCACACGTGAACAAAATCATCAGGGTCGATAGACTGAGCGAGACAACGCACGTAAATGCGAGGCCGCAGCTCAGCAGGTACCTGGTCCAGTATGTACGGAAGTGATTCGATACCTGGCTGGAACATGTCTTCAAAATAGATAACGTCTTCATGTGTGACCTCACCATTCTTCATGAGTTGCACCAAGTTCATCATCTGGCTCATACCAAAGTAACTGCGCCCGTGTGCGTCCAGAACTTGGCCAACACTGATGGCTTGTGTGTTATCTATAGTTATGCCAGGCACATAAACAACATCTAGTCCACGACGATCAAACACACGCCGATTCCATTCTGTTAGTTGTAGAGTGTAACGGGCTTTGTAACTTTCAAGTCCCATGTAGTATAGTTTTCTCATAAAATATGCCTTTGTTTATTTAAAATTTGGACCGTTTACCCAACCTACCAAACTGTATCGTATGCCTTGAGTCACCGGAGTAACATCGTGAACCATCCAGGTTGGGAAGAAAATTATTTTTCCTCTAGTTCTTGGTGCAATCTCTGGTTGAGTTTTGATGTAGTGGAATCTTAGATCCCCACCAGTGTACTCGTTGTCGTCTGATAATTGAATACTAAAACTCAACTTCCTGTTAGGAAACGGTCGTCCAAGATCCATGTGTTTTTGATAATTGCTGTTATTTTTTCCATCGTACACTGTGAATTGTAACGCAGTCAGGTGGGTCAAGTCAAATTGAAAATACTCGTTATTGACTTTTTTAATAGCATCGGTTAAAGTAGCGTACACCCAGTCAAAATCTGATTCTGTCTCGTCAGACTTTAACCATGCAATATCACAAACACGATAATCCGAAATTGAACCGCTCACAGTACCGGATGTTTTTTTTACCCTGTTTCCTTGAATAACAATTTCATCCAGCTCTTGGTCAGTAAAAATATTTTCCAAAGCAACCCAACTGGTGTTATCCTTGGAAATACTAACCAATGGCCATTTGGTCATTTGTTTACTAGTCCTTTTATATACTGATCTTTTATATACTGATCTCTCAAACTCTGTACCTGTTGATCTTGTGCCCAGGTCTCGTTGGGATAAAGTCTACTTTCAACTTGCCCAAATGTTGTGCCGTTGTACTTGGCTGTTGCGATAGCTCGGTCTCT